GTGCACCAGCTTCTCGGCCTCCTCCTGGGCCTCGATGATGTCGCCCGCGCGCACCTCGCGCAGGGTGACATCGCGCAGGAACTCGTCGCCCACGGGCAGGCCGGTGACCAGGGGGAAGGTGATGTTGTCGGCCATGCTAGGCCCCCTCGTCGCAGCTGATAGCGGACATCTTGAGGCCCACGGTGCCGTCCTTGACGTTGAGCGAGGGCACGTCGGTGACAAACGCCTCGCGCAGGACAAAGACCGCGCCCGTGTCGGTCTCGAACATGACCGTGGCCGAGGTGATCGCGCCCAGCGCCTTCAGGGACAGGTCGGCGGTGTGGAAGACCTGGCACTCCAGCTCGGGGGCCTGGGTCTCCTCCTTGTAACCGTGGACCTTGCCGTTGCCGACCTGCGCCTCGCGCTTCTCGCCGCCGGGGTTGAGGGTGGCGCCGTCCTGCGTGCGCAGTTCGGTGCCGTCCACACGGATGATTGCCTTGCCGGTGACTTGCATGATGGATTCTCCTTAGATGATGAACTGGATCTGCTCGGCGAGGATGCGGAGCTGGTTGACCAGGTTGGGCGGGGACAGGACGTCCACACGGTTGCGATCGTCCGCGTTGCGCTCCACGAGCAGATCGGCCTTGTACTGGTCGAAATCCTCCACGAGCCCTTTCTCCTCCAGCTCGCGGAACAGGGCGAGCAGCTCGGCCCGGACGATGGACGGGGTGACGATGGCCTGGCCCGGTCCGAACCGGGTGCCGTCGTCGGCCAGCTTGTGGCGCGGGAACTTGCTGGTGATGCGCACGCGGGTGGCATAGCGGATGTATCCCAGCGTGGCCGGGGTGGTGACGTCCAGGTAGCTGGTGTCCGCCAACCCGTAGCTGTTGGTCTGGTACGTGGTGATGGCGCGCTCGATGCGGGCCGTGCCATCGCTGCCCACCGTGAAGGTGGACAGTCCGTCGTACAGGAGCAGGTTGCGCTCCTCCATGGTCCAGCGGTCGCCCTTGGCCGGAGGAAGGAAGCCGGGCAGCGTCAGTGTCTGCAGCGGGCGGGCCGGGTCCACCGAGAGCGAGGCGGCGGCGACCACGGCGTAGATCGCGGCCAGCGCCCAGGGCGGGGACGCCGCCTTGCCCGTGGGCAGGCAGGTGACCAGCTGCATGTTGCGCCCGGCGCTCCATGCCGATGCCTCGCCAAGGGTGCCGCGCACAGCGGTGTAGGCGATGCCGTCCATCTGGCGCATGGGGCCCCAGCGTTCGGCCAGCTCGGCTTCCAACGCCACCATGTTGGCCGCATCGGTCCAGGGCATGACCAGGCCGTTCCACCATTCGTCGCCGAATGCGGCGATGGCGGCGGACACGTCCGGGTTGCCGGTACCGCCGGACATGGCCGCCACGGACACGCCGATACCGGCGGGCAGGGACTCCCCGGTGTAGTAATTGGTCCGCAGGTCGATATCGTTGCCGGACTCGCCTTTGTGCCGGGCGGTCAGGGTGACCACGGCCTCGGCGGCCAGGGCGGTGACAGGCAGGTCCGCATCGCCGTTGACGGCGGCAGCCAGGGCAGTGGCCACCTCGGCGGCGGTGTCGCCGCTGGCCACCGCGATACGCACCCGCTGACCGGCAATATAGCAGTTGAGGGTGCCCGCAGCCGTGGCCGCGCCGGTGACGGTCAGCGTGCCGGTGGCCGCCGTTCCCGCTTCGGCATCGGCCAGCGGGATGGCCCAGGTCTCCTGGTAGCGGTCGGCCTTCTTGCAGGCCGCGAACATGTCGGCCAGCATGGAGCCGCGACCGAACAGGGCCACGGCGTGGTCGGCGGACAGAACGCGCACCGGGGTGCCGGGCGCGGCGGTGCCGGTGGCCAGCATCTGGCCGAGCACCAGGGTCTTGTAGTCGATTTCCGGAGTGCCCTGCATGGCGCGCGAGCTGTCAAACTCGATATACACCAGAGGGACGCGGAGCTTGTCGGGGATGGTGTTGAAGCTGATGGTCATGGACTACTCCTTGTCGGTCTTGGTTTTGGCCTTGGCCTGACCGATGGCCGATCCGGTGGACAGGACCACGTCGCCGTCGCGCAGACGCCGATGCCAGTAGGTCGTGGCAGGGACGATCGCGCCCTGGGCGGGCACGGCCTGGCCGGTCCGGGGGGCGCGCACCTGGCGGCCCGGTGCGGGCTGGACGAAAATATTCTGCATGATCAATCCTCTTGGGGCAGCTGCACCGCATCCTCGGCAACGGGCGCGTCGTCCGAGATGGGGTATTGCAGGTCACAGGTTGCAAACAGGTCCAGGGCGGCCAGGGCGGCGGCGTCCATGGTCTGGCCGATGACCATCCGCTGCTGCCAGGTCACGGCCCAAAGGGACACGCCGATGCGATCAACCTGACCGGAGTAGAGATTCTCGGACCGGACGCGCTCCGGGTTGCTCACGGACTCGGCCAGCCCCCAGCGGTTGCCGGGCACCAGCAGGGCCAGGGCGTCGACCATGGCCAGGGCGGCGGCGTCCCGGTCTGCCACGTGGCTGTCGCCCGCCAGGGCGTATGCTCCGAAGGTCAGCGTGCCCGTGACCTCGTCGTGCTGCACGGACTGGTCTGTGATGCCGAGCACGGCGACAAAGATCGCCGGGGACCGCGTGGCCAGCCTGGCCAGCTCACCGGCGTCGAACCGACCCGGATGGGTGGCGCAGGCCTTGAGGCTCGGCATGGCCGCCTTGATGGCATCGGCCACGGCCTGCCGCAGGGTGCGAACGCTCATATGTCCTCCATGGTTCGGGTGGCGAAGTCGTCCATGATGGCCTCCAGGTCGGCCTCGTTCTCAATCGACAGGCCGAGGTATGTCCGGGCCGCGATGGTCACCCGACGCCGGGAGCCGACAATGCTCATGTCCAGACCGAGCTGATGCGTGGCGGCGTAGACCAGGTTCGACCCGATATCCACGGACCGGCCATCGAGGCCGACGACGTGCTGGATGGAGTCCCACAACCCGCCGCGCGCCACCAGCAGGCTCTGGTTGCCGTGCCGGGTGCGGGCGTAAGACTCGCTCCAGGGCTGCCAACGCTGGCCGTCCGGGGTTGTTTTCTCGGTATCAATGCGGCGCTGCGTCTGGGACGCAACCTCCGCGCCCAGATCGTCCATGAGTGCGCGGGTGTCAGCCGCGCCCAGGGACTTGATGCGTTCGGCCAGGCGGGTCAGCCCGGCGTCGTCCACTCGCAGCGAGACGCTCATCGGATCCCCCGGCGGAAGGTGCGCGGGGCGGACACCACGCTGGCCGAACCGCTTGAGGTTTGCGGTTCAGGCTGCTGGCCCAGGGCGATCTCGCCCGTGCCGATGCGGCGCAGCAGGGACACGGCATCCTCGTACCGCTTGCGGCGGCCTTCGGTGGCCATGGCGTCCGTGTCGCACATGCGGTAGACGGCGATGTCCACGGCCAGACGCGTAAGCACCGGCGGCACCTCGGCCAGGGGCAGGTCGTACCGCTTGGCCAGATAGGCGTCGATCTCGGCATCGGCATCGGCCAGGCCACCGGCTATCACCTCGGCATCGGCCAGACCGTCGCCGTCGCGGTCGGCCAGGACCAGCAACTGGTCCTGGCCGTAGCGCGCGATGATGTCCGTTTCGGTCGCGTAGCTCATGGATTATTTCCCGGTTCCCTTGGGCGTGGTCTTGCTTTTGGCCGCAACCTTGTCAGCCGAGACCTTGGCATCGGCCACGACCTTGGCGTCCGCCGTGGCCTTGACCTGGTGAACCACCAGATTGGGGTCGGCCTTGAGCACGGCCAGTTCGGCCTCGGTAAACCTGTCGTCGGGATGCTCGGTGGGCTTGGCCGGATGGGCCACGCCGCAACGGCGGAACCCATCATGCTTGGCAGTGATGATCACGGGCATCGGTCACCTCCCCTAAGCCAGCCACGGGGTGACGAGCACCTCGGCGGAATCGCGGTAGACGTTGGTCGCACCGTCGGCGTTGCGCTCGGCCTTGACCACTTCCAGGGCCGCTTTTTCGAGCGTGGGCGGCACCACCAGGGTGGTGGGCCGAATGCCCAGCGGGCGTCCGTTGTCGCCCTTCATGCCCATCATGGCGGCACGAGCCGCGCCGTAGTTGGTGGCGTCGAGAGCAGCCTTGGAACCAAAAGCCATCTGCCACAGGCCGTAGCCGACGTTGCAGCGGGCATCCACGCCGTAGAGGTACTCGCGCCGGTTGAACACGTTGGCGTCGGTCTCCTTATCCAGGGACACGAACGTGTAGTCCTTGCGCTTCTGGAAAATGAGCGGCTTGATGACCCTGGAGGTGTCGAGCAGGAACCAGGGCGTGCCGGAACCGGCCTGCATGTTGGACACGCTGGTGACAGCGCCGCCAGCGCCGACCACGGGATGGTCTGTATCGAAGAAGTACTGGCCGTCGTAGCACCGGGTGGCAAATCCGGCGGCAAGCAGAGCGAAGATGAGCGTGTCCGGGTGTGTGCGCGCGTCCTCGCCGAGCTGGGCGAAGAGCGGCGAGTACACGCCGATCTGATCGTCTTCGATGTTGTCGCGGGCAACGCCGACGGTGTTCTCGAAGGGTTCGTTGACGATGGTGAAATTGTGCGACTTCAGGTTCTGCACGACCCGGTCGCCGACCCACTTGCGGAAGCCGGTAGTCATGCCCAGCCAGGCGTAGACCTCCTGCGAGGTCGTGGAGGGCACGATCATGGCCAGCTTTTCCCAGTCGCTGCGCGTGCCCTCGAACGCCTTGTTGAACAATACCTTGAAGCCCGTGAACAGGGCGGACAGGGTGGTGTGGTTGATGATCATCGTATCCTCCTAGATGCGGACCCAGACGCCCGAGTCGTCCACGTCCATGATGATGCCTGCCGCCGGGCGGCTGGCTGTGTCGTCGGTCTTGGCCACGGTCTCGTCGTCCACAACGTAGGCGGTGGAGCCGATGTCCGCGCGGGTGATCTCGTCGGCACCGGCGCTGTTGCCGTAGTGGAAGCAGCCTCGCCGTACGGTGACGGCCATGTCTCCGGCGTTGCCGGACGAGTTGTCGGCTGAGGACTCGGCCCGGCCCACCACGGTCAACGTGGCGTCAGCCGAGGCGGGCACTGCGTTGCCATCGGTATCCAGCGCGACCATGCCCCCGGCGTAGATGCGCCCGGAGGCCGCCACGGGAAACTGAAACTCCACCCCCTCGCGGGAAACGGTGTTGCGATCAGCGGAGAGGGCCATCATGCGCCTCCTTCATTGGGGTTCTCGGCCTTGAGGCTCTTGGTGTACTCGCCCTCGGCGATGCCCAGCGACCGGCACACGGCGCGGTCCGCATCGGACAACGAGCCGCCCTTGTCTGCGGGAGCGTCGGGCAGGACCGGGTTGGCGATGACCTTGGGCGCGCTGGCGGCAAACTTCTTGAACTCGTCCAGTCCGCCGTCCTTGCGGCACATGGCCACGTAGAACTCGCGGCTGGCCGGGGCTATCTTGCCCTCGGCCATGGCCTGATTCACGGACCGTTCGATATCCTCGCCGATGGCCTTGGCCTCAATGTCGGCCAGCTTCTGCTCGGCGGTCTGGGCGCGGTTCATGGCCTGGTCGTAATCCGGCCTGGGCACGTAGCGCCCCAGATCCACGGCGGTCTCGGGGTCGGCGCTCCGCGTGGTGCCGGCGGTGTTGGCGGCCTTGGCGGCCTTGGCCATTTCGCTGATCTTGGCCAGAGCCTGTTCCGGGGTCGCCCCGGCGGCCAGTCCCAGAGCCTCGGGCAGTCCCTCGGGCAGCGCGCGGTTGGCGGCGCGGCCGGTGTCGCCCTTGAGCTCGGCGACTGCCGCTTCGATGTCCTGGTCGGTCGCCGTTTCCGGCAGTCCGAGCAGGCGGCACAGTGCCTTTTTCATGTCATCGTCCTCCATGTTGCGCGCCTGGTTCCGATTCAAGGCCGTCAGGCGCAGGTTGGGGGTATTGGTCAGGCCCGCCGAAAGGAGGGCCTGGATTTTGCGATCTGTCTTGGTGTATGCGAACACGGGCGAGAGATATCGGTATTCGCGGTTTTCGACCTGCTGCCTGGCGCGCGGCGTCCATTCTACGCGGCCCCAGAGCGCACCCTGGCGGTCAGCCAGCTCGACGATCCACGCGGCGGCCGGGGCCTCCTCGCCCTTGGGCGCGCGGTACTCGGTGGAGTGTTCCCAATCGATGGGATACGGCAGGCCACGGTCGGCGAAAGCGGCCAGAACGGCCCGCACCTGTTCAGGGCCGGAGTACCAGCTGCGTCCGTCCACCCCCTGGACATTGGGACCGGCCGGGATCAACTCCACCCACTCGGGCGCGCCGTTGGGGAGTTCCACATTCAGGGCTACGAATTGATGTTTCATGCGCCCAGCATGGCGCAGGTTTGGGGCGGGGTCTTGTAACCGAGGTTAGAAATTGCCGGGGTGCGATCAGAGGGCTGGGATCAAACTGCGGGCGAGAGGGCCATCATGCCCGCCGTCTGGATGCGTTCACGATGCGTTCACATCGATTCATGAACGGCCTTGGCGGCACTTTCGGTCCCTTGGCCGACCCAAGGCGCGGGCGAAGGGGCTTGGGTTCGTTGTAGGCCGTTTTTCGCGACCACGGCATTGACTCGGTTGTTGATCGGTCGTACACATATACTAGCTGGCCGCGACACGGTGATGAATCTCCCGGCCGTAACACGGCGCTTGCGCCGGAGTGCCATGCGGGGTTGCCGGACCTGGTCCGGGCAGGGAGGCCCCGCCGGTCAGCTCACAATGAGCCCTGTTCGCAGGGCTCATTTTTGTTTGGCCCTCAGGCGGCGCAGCTCGACGTCCCGCTTGGCGTCGCTGGACGGCAGCCGCCTGAAACTCGTCATGAACAGAGCCTTGCCCGTCCGGGTGGCCTTGACCACCGCGACATACCCGTCCGTCTCCAGCAGATAGATCAGGCTGCGCAGCCCATCCTGGATGCGCTCGCCCAGGTCCAGGGCATCCTGGACCGAGGCATACTCGCCGATGACCAGCTCGGGATGCTCGCGCAGTTGTTTGGCCATGGTATCGGGCGACAGGCGCACCACCCGCGCACCGGCTTTGACCAGGGCCGCGTCCTCATCCTTGAGCACGCCGATGGGATAATCCCCCTTCGGCGATGCGGCCCAGGCGTCGAAGGACGGCCCGGCGGCCATGGCCCGCGCCGAGGCTGCCGCGATGTCGCGCCCGGTGGCCGCCAGCTTCTGCGCGGCCTGATCCAGCCCGGAGGCCAGCCGCCCCACAGCGCCGGGGTTATAGTCCCAGCCTGGATCAATACCCACCGGTACCTGATGCACCTCGCCGGTGCGGCGGTTGACCCACTCGCGGGTCTGTGGCGGGGGCGGCGTGGTCCGCACGGGCACGCTGGACGCCTGGATATGCCCGGTGGGCAGGCCGGTGTCGGGGTTGATCTCCTGCATCGGTTCCGGGGCGCGCACGCCTTCGCCCTGGAGCCGCTCGTATTCCCGTTTGCTCACGGGACGCACCCGGCAATTGCAGCCCCAGCCGTTGGGCGTCATGTGGCTGATCCAAAACGGATCGTCCACGGGCAAGAGCAGGCCGTGCCAGGCCACGTGCTCCGGCCTGTGCTCGCGCGAGGGGCCGAGCTGGTAGAGCAGATACGGCAGCGAGTCCTTGGTGCGCTGGATGCGCTCCCATTGCCCGGCGGCGCGCGCCGTGCGCATGTTGGTCTCGTAGATCACCCGCAGACGGCGCGGGCTGCCCAGCTGCACGCGCCGGGTTTTGCCGGTCAGGGGATCAGCCATATCCTTTTCGCCCCACCAGCCCTTGCGCTGCAGCGTCGGGGTCAGGTCTTTGGCAAAGTCGCGGAAGGTGCGGCCGTCGCGCAGGGCGCGGTCCACCTCGGCCCGGATATCGGTCAGGATGTCCGTCTGCATGGCCTTGGCCACGGTAAAGGAAGTGGCATGTTCCTCGCGCCAGACATCGCGGTGATCAAAGGACGGCGTAACCGACTTGGACCGAAAATACTCCAGGGCCTCCTTGGGCACCGGGCCGGGAAAGTTGACGGCCATGCGCTACTCCCCGCCGTCGCCCAGGCCGCGCGCCGTGAAGGTGGCCAGGGCCAGGGACCGCACCAGGGCATCGGCGTTCATCTCGCCCAGCAGGCCGGGCAGCCCGGCCAGGAATTCCTCGTAGCTGGCGCACCGGTCGGCCAGGGACTGCACCGGGTCCAGCACGGGCCGCATGAGCTGCTCCCAATCGGCCATGGCGACGTCCAGCAGCTCGTCATGCTCCGCGTCCGGTCCAGCATCCCGCGCGGCCTGGGATGCGCGGTTGACCGCCCGGCTGCGGTTGGCGGCCTGGGCTGGCATGTCCGGTGCCACCGACATGGCCTGTCCGAGCAGCACAGCGTCCGGTCCGGGGTCCGGGAAGCCGAGGCGGTCGCGCACCACGCTGGCCTCGATGCCCAGCCCGCCCAGCGGCACCAGTTTGTTCAGCGCGTCGGCCAGCGCCGCGATGTCCTCGGGGTCTTCGGGCCTGATCACCACGCGCGGATAACACTGCTGTGGTCCCCAGTTGAGATCCACATACGGCTTGACCAGGTCGCGGTTGAGGGACGCCGCCACCTGCCGCCCGTCGTCGGCGACGATGTCCATGCGCACGTCGTCATGCACCGTGGCCTGGGCCTGGGAGCTGCCGTCGTCCGTGGTCATGGTCTGGCCCAGCACGCCCTTGGACACCTGGCGATCCAGCCACTCGGCCAGGCGGGGGAACAGCTCCGGCCCGCCCACCGCCTTGGCCGCCTCCTGAAATTCGATGCGCATGGAGTCAGGCAGCACGGCGGCGGCGTCCGATCCCAGGTTGGCCACGGCCTGCTTGAGGGTCTCGATGTCGCGGTCCGAGGCGTTGACGCCGTAGCGGCCAATCCGCAGCGGCATGCCGAACACCTCGGCAAACGCCATCCAGTCCGAGATAGTGTAACACTTGCACATCCAGCTGACGGCGGCCAGCCGGGCCAGCCCGGACCGTATGGGCAGGCCGGACTTGATCTTGGGCAGGTGGGTGACGAATTTGTACGGCGGCAGAGGGCGGCCCTCGAAGGTCGCGCCCTCGTCCAGCAGCCGCAGGTGCTGGCCCGACGCCCGGTCGAAGACGAAAAAGCGCGGATCGCGCCACACGTACTCACGCGGAGTCCAGGCCGAGCCGCTGGTGTCCCACATTATCTCCACGGCGGCGAAGCCCTTGGCAATGGCGTCGAGCATGTCCGTGACCAGACCGGGAAACTCCGGCGCGCGGATGAGCTCGCGCACCGCGTCGGCTATCTCCACGTCGCGGTCATCGTCGCTGGCTGCCTCCACAGAGGGCTCGATACCGGCCACGGCGCGCTTGCGCGTGGAGAGCACCGAGGCATAGTGCAGGTCGCGCTCCTCCATCTCCTCGGCCAGGATGAGGTATTCCAGGGCATCGCCGTCTGCTGCGGCCCGCAGGATGCGCGCCAGCTTGGCCGGAGTCATGCCCTGGGCCACGGACTCGCCCGACCAGGCCGTGCGGATGCCGGTCAGGCTCGGAGCCGCATGTTCCCGACGCAGGGCGGACAATTCGATCCGCCGTCCCAGATGGTCATACAATGTGGGCATTACAGCACTCCTCGGCGGAATCCG